TGTGAGAGTCATTGTTTTGAATGTTGACCAGACTATTATACAAGTTTGACAGTGAATCTGTCAAGTGCTCCTTGAGGGAATCGAACCCACCTCACATCGATTATGAGTCGATTGCTTTCACCAGATAGCTAAAGGAGCAAGGTACGAGTGGGTGGATTCGAACCACCTCAAAGCCGCTAATCTGGCGGAAAGAGTTTATAAGACTCCTCTGACTACCAAGTCTCACTCGCTTAAATCCAGATTTATAATAGCGAATCTGGAACGCTTTGTCAACTACCTTCTTCGTGGTCGGTGTGTATTCGTATCACATCCTCATCCACAACCGAGTCTTCAAATACATGCACCACTTCGTTATAAGGAACTATAACTGCATTTCTTTCTCCATCTGTTATGATAAATGACTCACCATTTTCAACTCTTTCTATCAGAGCATCAAAATCTTCTTGAAACTCTTCAACTGTAAATTTTTGAAGTTCTTCGATTTCTTGATTCATTTTCATAAAGTGAAGTTTTTATGAGTCGGAATGACAGGATTCGAACCTGCGACATCTCGCTCCCAAAGCGAGTGCTCTACCAAACTGAGCTACATTCCGTTATTTGTCTCTGTGTATAAACATAATACCAACAAATGGTACGACTGTCAACCCCATTCCGCATAGAAAAAGAAAGAAAGGACTTGCTGCTAGCGTTTCAACAAGATGAAAAATCATCTTCCCCTCCAGTTCTTGTATTCATAATACATGTATTGGTCCACCTCATCAAGCCCCGTTAATGGGGCATTGACTTCCCAACTAGACCATTCAACACAAAACTGTCTGATGTCTATGTTGTGTATAACGGAATAACCATACATTCTCACAAAAGCGGACATGGCAAAATAATACCTTTGCTTATTGAGAATATGCATGAGTCAATCCCCAATAAATCCATATCCCCATAATTGATCCATAAATTAAAGTTGAAATTAAAAGAGTTTTAATCATCTTCTTCGTCCTCATAAGTAGATGGTTCTTCAAAGAGTTCATTCATTTTTTGCTGGAGAATTCTTTGGTGCAATTCCTGCAAGTCTTCTTCGGTGAATTTGATCACTAGTAAAGTATCTCCTGCTCTAACGTCGTTTAATTCTGGATGTTTTACCTTTGGACTTTTTGAATACCCATGATGAGCATTCATAATCATCCAACCTTGCACGAACATTGTAAGTGCAATCACCACAAGAACAAACCAAGGAACCAAGAAGATTAGTTCAGAGTGATTTTGAGCCATGGTAGTAATGGTGGAATAACGCCTATCAACCTCAAAAGTCCCTCAGCAAATAAAGCAAGAACCACCCAACCGACGCACATACTAATGATAGAAGCATTACGGTTGTGTCGTCGTATTGCTGCATCGATCATCTCCTGAACTTCAGAACGTGTAATAAACTCTTCTTGTTCGTGCATCATTTCTCGTCTCCAAGAAATTTTGCGAGAGGATCTCTGCGCGTCTTTACAATTTCAACTGCTCTTTTGTAGAACCTATTATCAGTGTTGCCAGAGGCTTCAAAAGTTGCCTTAATCTTCACCCAATTATCATAGGTGTGTTGATCCATGGGTTTGTCCCGTGATACTACTATATACTAGTCATGGGACTTTAAAGTCAACTTATGTGTTCATAACGTAACACTCATTAAGAGAATATTAAATTTATAATTAATCTTAAACGGAAAGGGTGGGATTCGAACCCACGGAAGCTTGCACTTCGCCAGTTTTCAAGACTGGAGCCTTCAACCACTCGACCACCTTTCCAGTGGGAGGTTCAACGGACTTCAAAATCCAAACGCTTTACTTTGCGTTGGCGTCTTGCCTCTTGCCAGGCAATATCTTGTGAAGTGAGAACATTTGATTTTTGTTCTTTCTGAATAGAGTTTAACATAACAATACGGGATAAGTCAACTGCTGAAATTTTATCACCACGAATTGTCGCCATATTAGGACAGCCACATGTTACTGTTTTAGCTGGGTGTCCTGTTATTTCTTTATTGCAATCTTTGCATCTTATTGAAATCATTTTTCTTTACCATATTCATTGTAAATGTGCTCTGAGTTGCCATACAAACTTACCATGAGATTCCATCAAATCTTGAACTAGATTAGCAGTTGCATATTGCTTTTGCTCTTCAGATTCCTCTGAGATCTCTGCCATCAATTCACAAAACTTGGTATTATTATCAAGTAACTCTTGAAGCATTTCTTTTGCTCCTGTTGAACTTGCTGCTTCTTTGATTTGAGTCACCTCAAGCATTCTTGAGAGAGAACTAAGAGGTTTTACGTTTAGATAACGCATATGTTCTGAGAGACGATCAATCTCTTCAAACATAGTCTCATACTGTCCACCAAAGAGTTGATGAAGTTGAGTGAAATCTTCACCAACAACATTCCAATGAAATGCCCAAGTTTTATGAAACAAAACAAAAAGTGATGACTGAGCATCACTCATGAGTTTGAATAGTGTTTCCATTATACTCTTTTTTAAATATTTATCAAGTGGGCGAAGAGGGATTTGAACCCCCGTCTTTCTCCGTGTAAAAGAGACACTGCTACCGCTGAGTTATTCGCCCTGGCTCCCATCGTAGGTACTGCCCCTACCAATCTCCGATTAACAGTCGGGCCCGTTCGCTTGCTCGGTCGATGGGAATAGGTGTAGGTGAACCAACCTACAGTTTAGAGATTGCTCTCATGGTCTTTTGTGTACCTCTGTCTAGGAATCGAACCTAGTTTCCAAGTGCGTTGTCCGCCTGTCCTTACCAATAGACTACCAGAGGATAAGAAGAAGGAGAGCTCTTGGTAGTACCGCAGGATCACTTCTCCTATTGGCGTCTACCTAGTTAATCGCTAGGGACTACCAAGAGCGGAGTATCGGAATCGAACCGACGACATCTAACTTGGAAGGATAGCGTTCTACCGCTGAACTAACTCCGCTTGTGAGACAATCATAAACTATTTAAGTCTGATTGTCAAGTGTCGATGAAAGGACTTGAACCTTCACGGATTTCTCCATATGGGCCTAAACCATACGCGGCTACCAGTTACGCCACATCGACTAGATGGAGTAAGTGTAATATACCTCATAAGGATATAACAGTGACTTACACTCTATCTTACCACGGCATTCTGGTTTATCTTTCCAGCGCAAGTGGTAACAGGCGTACCTGGATTCGAACCAGGGATAAGGCTTTAGAAGAGCCGTGTGATAATCCACTTCACCATACGCCCAAGAGACCTCCTGATTTGTGCTTCGTTGAGAGGCATAGGAGGGTCGCGACTTACACAAGGTTTGGACCCCTGTTGCTCATGAGACAATCATACCAGACTTGGTAATGGTTGTCAAGTGGGAACAGATAGATTTGAACTATCGACCTCTGCGTTATCAGCACATTGCTCTACCACTGAGCTATGCTCCCATACGGAGGATGTTGGATTTGAACCAACGGATGCACTTAAAGTGCATCGAGGGATTAGCAATCCCTTGCATTAAACCTAACTCTGCCAATCCTCCAGAAGAATATTAATATATCACTCCTCTTTACAAGTGTCAAGCCATGGTGAACAGAGTCTCATTTCTCCCCCAAGTTTTTTACACTCTTCAGAATAACATAAAGCTTTATCTGGAGCTTTCTCTATCAACCTGGGCAAAGGTACTCTAGGTGGTTCTGAGTCCTTTGTCAAGCGTTCATATTCACGAATGGCTTTATCAACATCACGTTCAACTCTTCTGTTGATGATGTTAGGGTCTTTAAGCAGCACGTCGTTGATTACTGTGCCTGGGAATAAAGACCTCTGAACCTCATCTAGGAGGTCCCAGAGACCCTCTGAGGACACTCCTGTGCATTGGGAGAGAGTTGCTACAATACCACTGAGTATAACGCTTATGAGAATTATTTGATTCTTATCTGGTTTCTTCTTTCCGAAGTTAAAGTTAAACATAAAAAAGGGGAGTAGCAACACTCCCCTCTATTTATTATTCAGTTGTTATATTCTATTGT